CCGTCGCTGCTACTCTACCGGGTTGTCTGCACCGACGAGGACACCACGCTCTGGCCCGAATGCGACCTTGGAAACCTTCGCGTTGCGCTCAATGCGCTGGCGCGGATTTTTAGGTATTGACGCGATTCGACGAAGCAGCTAAAAGTTCTCGAGTGTCATTCGACGTTCTGCGCCCGGAGCTAACCGCTTCCGGGCGTTTTCTTTTTCCGGATCATCATCGTGCACATCGTCGTCTCGTTTCGCGATCAGGCTTTGTCGCGCTACGCGGCGCGGCTCGAGTCGCTGGCGGGTGGCGAGGGCCGAGGCGTTCTGGCGCAAGCGCTGAACGAAGGCGGGCGGGCGGTGCGAGAGGCCACTGTTGCGGCGGAAACAACACAAACCGGCCTACCGAACGAAACGCTGGAGCGGGCGCAGCGTGAACTGCCCGCGGACGCTGGTTCGCTCAGCTACACGATCTGGTCAGAAGGCGGAAACGTCCGCCTCAAATACTTCGGCGCGAAGGAAGGCGGCAGTGGCGTAACCGCGCATCCGTGGAACAGATCAACCTATTACGATCGCGCCTTCATCAGGTCAGGCCCGCCTCGACGGCGCGCGCCGTCGCCAAAGCTCGGCGGGCACGTTTATCGCAGCGTCAGCGGCAGCCGCCAGTGGGGCGGGCCGATTACTGTCGTTCGATCAGGCCTGTTCATCCCTGTCGAAATGACGAAGGGACAGACAGCAGCGGCGTTCGACAAGGGCACAGCGAGTGTGCTGGCGACGACGGTGGTGGCGCGATTGGGCGCACTGCTGCCATAAGATTTGCGGAAACTTATCTGCGAAAACGGACGGAGGTCCCGTCGGGCTTGTCCTGGGCCATGAATTCAACACCCGCATATTCAAACGCCACAAGCATCGCGTCGACAAGGCTATCGCTTATTGGGTGACGGGCTGTTTCGAAGTCATCAACGACCCAGACGCTCAGATCGGCATTCTCAGCCAGATCCTCCTGCGTCCAGTTCAATAACGCTCTCGCTGCGCGGCATTGCTCAGGGGTCAATCGCATCTCCGGGACAATACCACGTCCATTTGACGAAAGGCGCGCTGCTGAATCAAAACATGAATCAAGGTTCCTTTTCGCAATTAATTCAATGGGTTCGGCGCGACGGCCCGTTTAATCCGGATATTTCCGATTTTCGTTTTTGCGGTTTGGTTGTCAACATCCCGGCCCTGCGACGCGAGTTTCCATGACCCCTCCCCAGATCGTCATGCGCCCGGTTTCGGAACTGAAACCCTATGCGCAGAACGCGCGCACCCATTCTCAGGAGCAGATTGAACAACTCGCCGCCTCGATCCGGGAGTTCGGATTTACCAACCCGGTACTGGCGACAGCGGACGGAATGATCGTCGCCGGCCACGGCCGGGTCGAAGCGGCGAAGGCGGCGCAAATCGGGCTGGTGCCCACCATCGTCGTCGGCGCCGATTGGACGCCGGCGCAGTTGCGCGCCTATGTGCTGGCCGACAATCAGCTGGCGCTCAACGCGGGATGGGATGACGATCTTCTGAAACAGGAGCTCGCCGACCTTTCTGCGGAAAGTTTTGACATTGGACTGGTCGGCTTCGACGCCGAATTGGTCGCGGGGCTTCTCGCGGCGGAGCCCACGGGCGGCTTGACCGACGAGGACGAGATCCCCGAGCCGCCCAAGCGGCCCGCGACGCGGCGGGGCGACTTGTGGCTCCTCGGCAATCACCGGCTGCTCTGCGGCGACTCGACCAACCCGGAAGACGTGACCCGACTGATGGACGGCAAGCGCGCGGCGCTGTTCGCGACGGATCCGCCCTATCTGGTCGATTACGACGGCACGAACCATCCGACGAGGAAGGGAGCGACGGCTCGGGCGAAGAAGATCGCCAACAAGGACTGGTCCGAGGATTACATCGAGCAGCCGCATTGGGACGACTCCTCTCAGGGGCCGCAGTTCTACGAAGCCTTCATGCGGGTCGCGATCGACTGCGCCATCGCCGAGGACGCGGCCTGGTATTGCTGGCACGCCTCGCGCCGACAGGCGATGCTGGAGGCGTGCTGGAAAAAGTTCGACGTCCTGCACCATCAACAGATCATCTGGGCCAAGTCCCGCCCCGTCCTGACCCGCTCGATCATGCTGTGGGCGCATGAGCCCTGCCTCTTCGGCTGGCGGTCTGGCAAGAAGCCGCGCGTCAATCGTGAGGGCTTCGACAGCTGGCCGACGACGGTGTGGAACATCCCCTCGAGCGAGATCGAGACGCGGGAGCACCCGACCAGCAAGCCGGTGCGGGTGTTTTCGCTCCCGATGGAGCTTCATACGCTGCCGGGCGACATCTGCTACGAACCTTTCTCGGGCTCTGGCTCGCAACACATCGCTGGTGAGAAGACCGGACGCCGCGTCTATGGGATGGAGCTGTCCGAAACCTTCTGCGACGTGATTATCAATCGCTGGCAGGCGTTCTCTGGCAAGACAGCGGTCCTCGATGGCGAGGGCGCGACTTACACTGAGATTCGTGGTCAACGTGGCGCGGCGAAGGAAGCCGCCTGATGCAGTCGCGAACCATGTCTTTGGCCGAGGCCGTCGTGAATGTGATCGTCGGCTACGGCGTCGCGGTGGCGACGCAGGCGATCGTGTTTCCCTGGTTTGGGCTGGAAACGACGCTGGATCAGAACCTGCAGATGGGGCTGATCTTCACCGTCGTGTCGCTTGTACGGGGCTATGCATTGCGCAGATTCTTCAATGCATTTCCTCAAAAAGGTTCACGGGGTCGATTGCTTGCTCGATGAGCAACCGCCGCAATGGTTCGCGCCGTTCTGTTCGCGCGCTTCTTGTATCGGCGGACATGGCATATCGCCATACGAACAGAAGACGCAGCAATCCCCCTCGTTTGGCTTGAGTAGCGCCCCGCATCCCTTGCATTCATAGAAGAATTGGCAGGCGTCAGTCGGCATCGTCTCGGTCGAGCGGTGGCCGCATAACGGGCATGTGATGGTGGAATGAAGTTGGACCCCTGCGGGTTCGACATTGCTAACCGACATAAGCCCTCCTTATTTGACGTTGGCAGGATAGCCCGCTTCCGTCGTCGCCTTGATCAGGGTGTCGGCGCTTGCCTTGTCGGGATCAAAAGTAACTGTCGCTGTCTTTGCGTCGGGATCGATTTTCACACCAGCTACGCCCTGAACCTTTTCGAGCGCCTTTCTGACCGTGATCGGGCAAACGGAGCAGGTCATGTTCTGCACAGCGAGGGTCACTGTTTGCGATGCGCCCGCCAGCGCCGGCAGCGGCGATAGAGCGAACGCAGCAGCAAATAATAGTCGGCGCATGTCGACGGCTCCCTTCAGTAAAACAGCGGCGCAAGCCACGGCACGCCCAGAAGCCCGAGCGCCGGCACGCCGACCACCCAAAAGGTCAGACGTTGCCGACTGACCGTGCGCGGATTGGCGCAGGGCGCGCCGGGCGCACAAGCTTGCGGTACGAAGTAGAGGCGACGGAACGCCAGGCCGAGAAACAGCAGCGTGAGCCCCACGAAAACCGGACGATAGGGCTCAAGGGCCGTCAAGCTGGCGATCCATGTTCCACCAATGCCGAGCGCGAGCAACACCAGCGGCCCGACGCAGCAAAGTGACGCGCCGATAGCGGCCGCCGCGCCGAGGCCAATCGCGACCCCTGTTCCTGCAACCCGGCCAGTGCCGACGACGGAGCGGTGGGATCGGCCGGTTGGTTGAGTTGCATTGTTGCCCGACATGGATGGCGCTCCCGACTGTCTTGTGGCAACCTACATCCCGTAGTTGCTACGGGTTCAAGGAAAAAATGTCCGCACCTGCGCGAGGCGTCACGATTGGACAGCTTGCCAAGGCCGCAGGGGTCAATCTGGAGACCGTACGTTACTACGAGCGCATCGGGTTGATGCCTGCGCCCGCGCGGACGGGGAGCGGCCATCGCGCTTATGACGACAAGCACATACGAAAGCTCGCCTTCATACGCCGCGCTCGCGAACTTGGGTTCAGTATCGATGATATTCGCACGCTGCTGGCTCTAGCTGAGCCAGAGCGGGCGTCTTGCGCGGAGGTGAACGAGATCGCCAGTGCGCATCTCGCCGAGGTTCGGGCAAAGCTCAACGATCTTGCGAGGCTCGAACAGATCCTTGCGACGACGGTCGCCCGTTGTTCGGGCGACCATGCGCCTTCATGCCCGGTTCTCGATATGTTGGGATCAGCAACGCTTACACCCGGATCCGATATACGCGCCCCCGTCCGTCGAGCTTCTCGGAGACGATCGTGAGCCCGAGCTTTTTCTTCAGCGCCCCGGCGAAGGCCCCGCGGACGGTGTGCTGCTGCCAGCCCGTCGCCTCGACGATCTCGGCGATGGTCGTGCCGTCCTTGCGCTGGAGCATGGCGATCATGGTCGCCTGCTTCGTCCCCTCGCGCGGCGTTCGCTCCGTCGCGCCAGCGGGCGCTTTGGGCGCGGTCTTCTCGGCGGGCGCGGCGGTGAACGCGGCCTTCGCCTTCTTGGCGCCCGGGGCCGCCTGTGGGGCTTTAGCGGGCGGCTTGCTGGCCGCCGCCTTGGACGCGTTTTTCGGCTTCTTCGCCGACTCGGGTTCCACACCGATGGCAGCGAGCCCGGCGTCGGTGATGGCGAGCGTCACGCCGTGACCGTGACCCGTTTCGCGCCAGACGGCTTCGCCGCCGCGGACCTTGGCGTCGACCTCTTCGAGCAGCCCCCTTTTGATGAGGCTGCCGACGACGATCTTGACCGCGCCGCCCTTGAGACGCGTCGGCAGCGGCAGCGCGATGCGCTCGGGATGTTCAGCTGCTTTCGAGAGGATGACCAGCTGGGTGTCGGAAAGTTGGGTCATGATGGGCTCCTTCAGCCGGAGGCCGCGACAATCGCAGCCTTCTACGGGCTGAAGCCCGCGTTCGACGCGGGCGGGAGCCGGAGTATTGGAAGGGCGCGCTATTCCGCGAATTCGCCTTCGTTGAAGGCGGAGTCCGTGATCTGCTTCAGCAGGCTCGCATAGTTCGCCAGCGTGCCGACATGCCCCCAGTTGATCTCCTCGGGAGTGTAACTGAAATGGTCGTCGCTGAGCGCGCTCAATCGGGCCAGCATCGTGTCGATCTCAGCCTTTTTGGCAATGAAGGCGCTAAGGGCGGCCTCCTGCTTGCTGTTCGTCATGTTCGCCTCCGCTTCAATGGCGACATACAGGCGTAGATCGAACGGGAAGTGAAGGCGATTTCTCCATCATTTGGGGCAATGATCTGCGACAATTCATCAAGCAGGCGATGATTATCCAATGAGCGACGCGCAGGCGCAGAATTCCGCTGGATTGATCACCGTCGCCAAGGCGGCCGCGCTGTTGATGGTTTCCGACCAATGGGTCCGCGATCTCGGCAAGAAGGGCTACATCCCCAAGCCCGTCGGCGGCATGGTGCCGCTCGTCGCCGCGGTGCAGGGCTACATTCGCTGGCTCAAGGACGAGGAACGGCGCACCTCGAAGAGCGCCGCCGCCTCGCAGGTGCAGCAGGAGCGCGCCCTTGAGATCCGCATGCGTCGCGAGCGCGAGGCGGGAAATCTCATCGAGATGCGCACGGTCGAGACAATCTTCGCCGATGTCTGGGGCGCGTTCCGATCCGAACTTGCCGGCGTGCCGGCGGCGGCCACCCGCGATCTGAGCCTGCGCGCCGATATCGAGACGAGGCTGAATGACG